CCGGACGGATTAACCGGACGGACAAAGTTTTTAAAAACACGGGTAAACACCCTTTCAATTTCCAACCGTTCAGATACGGTAATAGAGTTGTAATATTCGTAAGCATCCTGCATGGCCTGTAAAGTGAACCCGGTTGCCACGTTTTCAGCCCTTAGAATCGGAGGCTGTAAGAACACTTTACCGATCTTTACCTGCACCATTTCGGAACTGATCTTCATTTCTTCAGCGTGCTTTTCGGTTGTGAATGGTACAAACTCCGGTTTAGCCTCATCGAAAGAGGCTTCTACATCAATGATCTTACAGGCGTTTTCATCACCCTGAAAGGCTTTAAAGTTCTGGCTGAAATCATCCTGAACCGGCCTGCCATATTCATCTGTTTTTGATGTTGTTGTTTCTGATATTTTCCTGATCAGCATCCCGGCAGGCATAAAGTTCATGCGGGCGTTCCGGTAAATCACGTTAGATATTCCGGCCTCGGTCGATATGTCTGTTATCGCTGCATCGTAAATCGGCTTTGGATAAACCATTTCACCATCCATCGAATAGTATAATAACTGCCCTTTGTAATTGTCAATGCCACCTGCCGCCTCAATCTGAGCCTGAACAACAGTTGTAATCGGGTTATAAACATCAATCAGTTCAATGGTCTGCTTTGATACAACGGTCTTACGCTTTAGCTTTGTCCAGTCCCGATGCAGGCCGATTTTAGCAATCTTACCAAAGTCATCTTCTAAAGTCAACCGGCAATGTTCAAAAGGGACATGGGTAACGTCTGTTATCTGACCTAATACGTTGTAATTGACGTGAAGCGTGAACCCGCCGTAATCGGCAAAATCACGGGCAACGAGGTTCAACAGTTGATCACAGGTTAATCCGTGTTCATTGATTATCGACTTATAAAACACCTGATCTGCAAAACCTCCACCCTGAATAAACTTTTGGTAAGTAGAAATACACCCTTTCGCAGTAACCGAGGCGTTTGTAACGGTCTTTATCCGTTGTGGGTAATCGTTTCGCAGTCCATAGGTTTGAATACCCAATGACAGGCCATCGATTACCTCAATACGTTGCTTTTCCGCCTTTACATTTGTCAGGTTCATAAATACAAAGTTATGAAAAAAGGCTGGCCGCTTGACCAGCCCCGAAAAGGTTTAATTTAATCTGTCCGACCAGTCGGGCGGCATACGTTCAAACAGCTTTGCACATTGCGGGTTTGTCCGCAGGTGATATTCTGCCAGTTCGTTGGTAAGCGATTTGTTTGTCGCTGTCTTTGTTTTATCGCCAAATTCCTGCAACAGCACCCCGGCACGTAACCGATATTCACAGTTGTACAATGCTTCAAAATGCAACGGGTCACGTTTCCAGATGTTATACAATTCAAAGAACGCATCTGAAACGCAGTTGGAGCAGGTCTTAGGCATTGGTGAGTGCATCACTGCGTTGTATAGCCTGATTACTGCATCGACCTCGTCCTGATCTAACTGTTTTGCAATCGCACGGCGGGCAATATCATCAGTAAACAATGTACCAAAACGGGACAATTCCGGCAGTTCAGGTGCTTTCACATCCTGAACTGCCTTTACTGTCTTATTTTTGTTTTTTGCCATTATACTACCAATGCTTCAATCATTGCCCTGGTTGTTGCCAGATCAGATTTGAATACGGTAATCGGTGTTGCAGGGCCGCCCAATTCTTTTAGGGTTGCAACCCATCCACCGAGGGTATCAGCATCGTATTTAAGCGATGTGAATGTTTCACACTTCAGGCCAAGTTTAAAACCTGCCACTTCAAATACCGAAGTCCCGGCGGTGTTCTTGAACTTGTTTTCCCAGATAACCACAAACCGACCGTTTGCGATACCTTCAACATTTTCCTTTGTTTCAGGGTCATTGTCGAAGATGATAAACGGAAATGTAGTTGCCCATGTGTTTTTAAACCGCTTTTTTTCCATCTCGGTTCCAGCTCCATTGAAGCTATCGCCAAGCTGATGAACGAGGTAAGCAGTTTTCCCGGCTTTCAGCACAATGTCTGTCAGGGTGAACTCGTTGGTTCCATATACGCAGGAATCGAAATCAATGTCATCCCGGTTAATAATGTATGCAACGTTTTCCAGTTCACCGACCAGAGCGTTTGTACAATTAGCCTGGATATCTCTTGAAATTACGCTATCGCAACTTGCCATTTTATTTTTCTCCTTTTTTTATGAGGTTAAGACAAAGCCGGAGCGAACCCCGGCGTTGCTTTAGATTGCGTACTGAAATAAGGTGTCATCAAGAATCAGAACGCCAAACTTGTCACGTGCAAGCATTTTGGTGTCCTGATCATCGGAGCTGAACCATACCTGAAGTGTGGAAACCAACTCGGTATTCGGAGCGGCGAAGTTCAGGTTTTCTTTTGTGGTGAAAACTGCCCTATGCGGGTTGTTCCACTTTGTACCGTTATCCTCAAACTCCTGAATGTAAGCATCCCATAAAGGAATCGGATAAATGTCAACACCTTTGCGCCTGAAAAACTGCATCCCGTTCATTCCGGTTTCCCATTGAATCTGGGTATATACGGTACCGGTTCCGGTCAACTGTTTTTCGTAAGCATCAGCAACCGACTGGGTGCAAAGGATGAATTTGTTTGCGGCATTGCGGAGTTTTAGAGGTGCGCTGTAAATCATTGCATCCAGAACGTCAATACCGTTTGTGAACGCTGAATTTTGCAGGGCATAGGTTGCCTGAGCATTGGCGGCGATGTCGGTATTGCGTAATGGGGTAGTGGTAATCAGTGCGTTCAGTTTTTTGAAGAAACCATCGCAGGTAGTGAACAGGTTTGCGTTCTTACCGGCTGTGATAATACCACCCCCGGCGATGTTTGCGGCTGCGGTGTCACCGAACCATGCCAGCCTCCAAAACATACGTTTCAGGGCATCGGTCATAATCGGTGCGAGAATGTCAGCAATAACAGTCCCGGTTACATCGGCAATCTCTGTCCCGGCGTTCAGGCCGTAACGGGCTGCTGTTGTATCGAGGTCTTTGTAACAGATTTTTTCAGGTACTTCCCATTCACCGAGAACCCATGTCTTTTCAACTGAGTTAGCCTGTGAACTGTTGAATGTAGGTGCGCAGGACGTGCCACCGGCCAGACCTACTTCGGCAAATGCGCCGATGCCGTCCAGTTTATCGCCTGAGTGCGTATTCGGGTTGAAGGTGTGGAACTGGTTAAAGTCCCCGCCCTCTAAGGTTTCCAGCTTGATAAGCTCCCGGAAATCTTTTATTCCATCGTTGTTAACGACAAAATTACTCCATGTAATTCCTGTTGATGCCATCGTTTTTTGATTTTATGGTTATTTCTTGGTTTTCCTGGCTTCGATCTCAGCCCGTTTGCGGTTGATTGCTTCCTGTGTCTTGGAAATCGGCGGCTCATTAAACTGCTGTTGACGGCCTTCCGGGAAATACTTTGATTTTAAATCCTGCAAAGCAACAAATTCAGCCTTTGCTTCCTCTGTTACTTTTTTTGCCTCTGCCAGTTGAGTTGCCAAATCGGCGGCTGCGGTTGCATTTGCGCCTTTCAGCGTTTCAATTTCGGCTTTGAGAGCATCGTTTTCCGCTTTAAGGGCATCCATTTCAGTGTCGCCTTGTTCCTCTGAAATTTCGGTAATTAAACCGCCTGCAACCGTGATAACTTTTCCGTCATCCATTGTGAATGAACCGTCCGGACTGGCTTTATCACCTATGGCAGGATCGCCTGTTTCACGTTCTACGGTCAGCGTTGCCCCGGTTGTATCGGTTAAGGTCAGGTTAACAGGTTCAGCACCCATCCCTACAAACTTCATCAGCCTGTTAAGGATCGTGTCTTTCTTTGCCATTTCAGCTTTCAGGATTTCAACTTCTTCGTTTTTCATTTGTGTTTTGAATTTATTGGTAAATTCCTTTTTTTGATTTGATATTGCAGGTAATATTTCACCGACAAAACCGAACTGCAAAGCCTGTTCAGCACTGAGGGTAGTTTCGGCATCCATCATTGATTTGAGCTGATCACGGTCTGCGCCGGTGTTGTCTACGTAGAAATCAAGTAGCCTGGTTTGTTCCGATTCCAGATCAGTAGCCATTTTCTTTAGGTCTTCGGCATCGTATGAATCAGCCAGAGTGTATTCAGGGATATACGGATTATGGATCATTACCTGCCCGTATGGGTAGATTTTACGCCGTTCTTTCGGGGCTGACATAAGTATGACAGTAGCGATGGAAGCACAAAGCCCCTCTACCGTCATTGATACTTTCTTTCCTGAATGGGTTAACAGATCGTGGCAGGTATAGCCCTCTGTTACCGAACCGCCTCGACAATGGAGCCGCCCGTCAATCTCTGAATCATCTGAACTTTGCAGGAAATCGGTTAATCGTGAGGCTGAAAATACGTCCTGCCGATCTCCAAAGAATCCAACAGCGTTATTTTCATTTTCAATATCTGTATAGATTTTCAGCAGTGCCATAGACCTGATTAATTTATCAGGCCAAAGTTAATACGGTGCTGATGTGGTTTATTTGTAAACGGTTTTACTAATTTATGAACCTGTGTTCATTTAAAATAATTGACATATCTTTATTTATAATGTATATTTGCATTGTGATCCAGTCAAAGAAATTAGCCCTGCTCATTGCGCCTTAGTCCCGTCCGGGATAACTGGATCACACGCAATGGGCGGGTCTGTTTTTAAAAACACCCAAAAAATGAAACCAATACACACACAATTAGAGCTAATAACTCCTGAATTAGCAAAAGAATTATTGAAAAAAAATAGCTCAAATAGGCCATTAAACGATATTACTGTTAAGTGGTATGCCAAGCAGATGACAAATAACCAATGGACTATTAGTGGTCAAACAATATCTATATCGGACGACAATAGATTGATTGATGGCCAACATCGGTTAAAGGCTGTGATAGAATCTGGCAAGAGTATTTATTTTAATATCGCCTATAATGTGCCATTTGAAAGTTTTGTGAACTATGATTCATTGAGATCAAGGGGATTAAAGGACACATTTGCAGTTTCAGGAATAGCTAATTATACAAATATTGCCGCAATTTTAAGTAAATATATATCATTAAAAAATAGCAATTTAGCATATGCCGGATTTGGAACTTCTATTAAGTCTTCTGGAGGAATTAGCAAGGAAGATAAAATCAAATTATCTAACATTGAATATTTACATCTATATAATACAAATCCAAAGCTATTTGATGAGATAGTAAATATTTCAGATACTTTATATTCTAAAATAAGACTTTTTAGTGGATCACAAATAGGAGGTATAATGTGTGTTTTAATTATTGATAAAAACCATAATAAGGAAAAGGTATATTCTTTTTTTAGGCAATTATTTTATAATGAAAATGTTGAAAATAAAAGTATTTATAATCTTAGAGAAAAACTGATAAAAGGAAATATCGGAAATTACAAAATGGTGCCAAAGTTAAAATATATATTTTTATTAAAATGTTGGAATGCTTATGTTTTAGGTAGGGAAATTAAAACATACTCATTTTCTGATTCAGAAACAATACCAACTTTTATATAATTTTTCATTTTTCACGCAACTAAGGCCATCCAATCGGGTGGCCTTTTTTTATTTCCTCATTCAAGTAGCTGATTACAGAATCAGCCCAAGCCCGTGACCGTTTAATTGACCGTTTCCGGCTGGCGTATTTATACAGTGACCGTAAGCCCAAACATATCAGGACAATTCCAATAACTCCTGTCATACCGATTGTTCCATCCGTTCAACTATTTTGTAAATGTTTGACGTACATTGCCCGAAATCATCTGCCACGTTTTGAACAGCTTGCATCCGTTTATTAGTCTGCCTGTATTCCAGATATGCCCGGTAAACGCTGATCTTATGGTTTATGTCTGTTGGTATCATGCCAAGTCTGATCATACCGTTTACCATTTCCTGGTGTTCACAAATATACTCAAATAGTATCATTTTACAGCGTTTTCTGTGATTATTGCCAGACGATCTTCAGCCCTATGGAACTCCTGTAAGTCAAGAACAGGGTTAGGCATAGATAACAAAGCCTTACCAAATGCCCGTGCTAAAAAGTCCTCTCCCATTATTTCGGCTGACTTGTTAACCGACTGTATCGGTACGCCACCCCCGGCAACGTTCAGCCCGGACAGTAGCGGCGCAAACATCCCGGTAGATTGAGCGTTCAGTACGGATTCGCTGTTGCTTAACCTGACCGGAATGGAATCAGAAGTCCCGGTTCCATCCCCGGTAATCAGTCCGCCGGTTGCTTTACCTGGTGCTTTTGGTGGGTCGGTTAACAATTTCTTAGCCTTTGCAACTGCACCTAAAACTGTTACAAATGCCTGTGCTGTGTATAATACTGACAATGCCGGTGCAAGTGGCCCGCCTGCCGATGCTGCCTGTTGAGCGTTTGCAATAGCAGTCGTTAATGCCATTGCAGTATCAAGCCCAATCTGAAACAATGCCATAGCCTTTGCGAAACCGGCTGATTTTTCCTGTTGCTTACTAAATATGTCACCGAGTGCGGAAATACCCTCTAATATTGTTGATGCCACCTCAAATTCTACTTCCCTAATCTGGTTCCTTTGATCTACTCCCTGCCTTTCAATGTCGGCTAATTGCGCCTGTAATTCAAGACGGCGGGCAATAAATTGTTCATTACTTTCTCCTTCTAATGTCTGAAGATTATCAATTTCACGTTGCTTTGCTTCTATACGCATTGCAATAGTATCTTCACCGGCTTGGCGTGCTATTTCAATTTCATTTTGATAGCGTTGCAATGTTTCATCTAATATCTTTTGACGGGCATCCGCTTCAAATTGCAGTCTTAAATTTTCTTCTTCTTTCCGGTATTTCTCTTTGACTAAACTTAGATCAATATTCAGCTTTTCAGCCTCGGCCAATTCAGCATCCCTCTGTATTGCCAACTGCTGAATCCTTAAATCAAGTTCAGCCTTTGAACCCTCTTTAATCGCATCAAGCCGTAATTGGATTTCCTTTTCCTTCCGTGCAACCGCTTCACCGCTGATCAGTTCATTGATACGCTTCTGGTTTTCACGTTCCATATCCAGAGCCTCGGCATTATATTGCTCTGTTAGTGCTGCCACAAGTGCGGCGGTTTCTTTTTTATTCTTCCCGGTAAACTCCGCTTCTTTTATCAGATCATCACGTTTGCGCTGAAATGCAACCAATAAGGCTGTCCGCTCTTTTGCGTAACCATCCTGATAGGTAGCTAATATTGCATCCTGTAATTGCCTTTCTAATGCTGTCCGGCTATCTGCGGCTTGTTTGGCTGCATTGCGTTGAGCGTTCAGGCGTTCACGGGCTTGCGCTGCATCGATTAGTGCAAGTTGTTCGGCTTCTTCTTTATTTTTTTGTTTTACCTGATTGTAATATTCAATAGACAATTTAGCCTGTTCAGCATAGTTGCTTTTTATCAGTTTCAATTTTTCCTGCAATGTTGTTGCAAGTAAATTGTATTCCTCTAAATATGATGCTTTTACAGTTGCCTTTTGAGCATCGTAGTTACTTTCAATGGTTGCAAGTTGTTTGCCTAATCCATCAGCCATTGCAGCTATTTGCAGGTCACGTGCGGCCTTTTCGTCTGCAATGATTGATTTCATTATAGTACCTTGCTTACGAGCCGATTCACGCATTAAGTCTGATTGCCTTTTATCAGCATTTATGTAATTATCAAGACGTTCCAGCAATGCTGCTTTATCATCTACTGTTAACTTATCGTGCGCCGCCTGTGTCAGTTGGTAATTCTCATCTACCAGTTTATTCCTTAATTTGTAATTCGTTTGCAGCGTTACAATAAATCCATCAAGCAGTGCTTTTTCTTGTTCTGCCTGTTCCTTAGATGTTTTTATCTGAATCCTGATTGCTTCTGTCAGTGCTTCACGCCTTGCCTTCCCCTGAACAAGCCTATTATCAGCGACTGCCATCAGGTTGTTAATTTCCTTTTGCTCTGTTTTCTCCCTGATACGCAAATTCAGCAATTTATCTTCAGCATCATCCATAGCCTTTAAAGCGTCTATATATTCAGATGCGGCTGATGCAGCACCACCGAAAAGGTCTGTAATAAATTCAATACCCTTTGCAAGTCCACCGACAAGCAGTTCAACCAAATCGCTGATTACACCAAAAATTACACCCAAAATCACTTTAACGGGTGCGATGGCTTTTGCAAACTCATCCATAATCTGAGCATTCCTGCCAATCGCCTCTTTCAACAACAGAAACACCCCGGCAATAACAGCGATAATAGCAAAGATCGGATTAGCGTATAACATCTTCAGTGCCCCGTTCAAAACCGATGTACCCCCGCTTGCTTCCAATGCAGCGACTTTGAACGCCTTATATCCGGTTATGGCTTTTCCGATGAATGTACCGGATAAGCCCATTTGTTGATTAGCCTCGATAATCGAATCAGTGTAGTTTCCTACATTCCGGCGGGTGTCACCCAATGCCTTTTCCTCTGCTTTCAGTTCATCAGTCAAAGCCCTGATAGCTTTACCCTGGGCAATACCTTCAGCCGTGTTTATTTTCTGGTCTGCCGATAGTTTTGCATAGGCCGCATTCATATTGTTTAGCGTTGCCCGCTTTTCATTCAGGGATCCGACCTCGTTTGAAAGAATTTTTATATTGTTGTTCAGTTCTGCATTCAAAGCCTTATTTGAAGCCTGTAATGCAAGTGTTTCCGTTTTCACCTCTGCCGTTGACGTGCCAAGTTTTTTTAGTTGACGTTCGCCAAGTTCCAATAATTCTTTATTGGCTTTTATGATTTCGTTGTTATTCTTAATCGTGTTGAATAACTCAACATTCCGCTTCTTAATATCAGCGTCACCATCTAATTTTAGCCGGAGTAATATGTCTTTCGTTTCTGTTGCTGCCATTGTCACATATTGTTAATGTCGTTATCGTAATAGCACATTCCTGCCGTTGTCAGTGCAGCCCATGCTGAGTTATCGGTCACTTCTGGAATTGTGTCACCGTTACGAAATTTAGTTTCAGCAAGATTATCAGCCAACCATTCCTGAGTACCTATGCAGATTGTCCGGTAAACCTTGCCATCGTTTCCGGTATAGGTTCCGGTTTGTCCGTGTGTTAGTGCGGTGGTGGTTTTTACGAGGCGGATCGAACCTCCGTAAAATTTTTCCGCACTTCCAGATTCAAACGATTCATATTCATTTATCAATCCTATCGTTTTAACATCAGGTGGATTCTCTGTTAATGTGTAGTAAAATGTAGATATTTTAAAATCACTAAACAAGCCAGAAATAGCCCTATATCCTGCGCCTCTACCATTAAATCTATATTCATTTGTGGCAACCGTAATTGGCTCATCAAAATAAGTTGTTCCAATCTCTTTTAATACATTACCTGCAAAATCATATCCGCCTACATATTCACGTAATGTTATAAAATCTGATTCATCCGGCACTTCCCACCCCTCCGCACAAATCAACCGTGCATCTGTAGCCGCATACCAGTTGTACAACGCCCCGTATTTAATTGCAGTTATCGGCACGTATTCGCCAACCTCCCCCGAATCATATAACTGCAACATTTCAACATTGCACACCCGTCCGGCCTCCCAGTTCAGTATCTTTTTTACAAAGAAATAGTTACTGAACTTTTCAATCCAAACCGGGGTAATATGGGTAAATCTGTTTACATCAATCTCGTTTAGCAGAAATTGAAACGTAAACAGCCGGTTAGATTTTACCGCATCAATGAAGCCGCCGTAATACTTTGACATAATAGAAGTCATATCCAGCCCCTGATTATTCCAAGTTACATCACCGGGAACGTCCTTAAAGTAGCTGATATATGCAAATGTTTCATCTATTAATATCTGATCATATTCCTCCCCAAACAACTGAACAATCTCTAAGTCAAATGTAGTTGCAGTATGCAGGTAAGCCCTGAATATACGCTGTTTGCATTTGCCCTCAAATTTCCATTCGTCTGTCTTTTCATCAACTACCCATTGCGGAATTGAGCAAACCGGAACCGGGGAATAACTTGTCCCGATTAAGGACACATCGTCAGTAGCAGCAAAGATTGATTTGAAAATATCCTTTTCGCCATTATCGGTTTCGTATGAAGTGAAATAAGCATCCTCAAAAATATCATCTGTTTCATCTTCGGAGTATCGCAGATAGTTTCGCTCCTTCAGCCCTAAGTTCCATTCGATTTTAGGCTTATCGAATGATGTTAGTTTTTCTGACCAATTTACATATCCTTGGTTTGGTATTCGGTCTGTTTTTAAAAAATCTAAATTAAAGAAGTTAGTATATTTTTCTCTGCCAGTACCGTAACCATAATGCGTATTCTCAACCAACAACCCGTACAACTGCATCACGGCTTTTACAAAGTCTTTGCAGGAAATATCCGGCATATTGTA